TATACAGAGCGAGTGCGAGGACGTACACTGGTATTATGATACCGATGACGATACACTGATCAATGCTCTGGACGGTGATGAAGATGAGGCCTATGAGTTTAAAATGATGTTTGCGGATCTGTGCGCAGAGTGCGAACGCATGGTAGAGGATCTAAACGAGGAGTGGGTACCTGATTGTTTTGACCGGTTTTTTGTAGCGATAGGGGCCGGAGAGGATTATGGCGGTATCCTGGGATTCGACACATATGAGCAGGATTACTTTGGAATCTCGTGCGCAGATGCGTTTGCGGAGGATGAGAGCAAAAAGAAACTGAAACAGATGACTAAGGATGACCTGATAGCAGCAGCCCGGCAGTGCTTTCGCATATATCACTCCTATATGGCATTGCGACACAGGTATGATTGCTTGAAAGCCTCGTTGGATATACTGAGGGCGCAGAACACAGGTTATTTGCAGATGGTGAAACGTATAGAAGAGATATATGATAAGGCCGATCAGGAATCATGTGGTTTTAAATACATGTATTGCAAAGAGGTTATGGAACTGGACAGAATTTTAAACAATTTGCCGCAAGAAGCATGGATACAGTAAAGGAGGATGATACTATGACGAATTTGGCAGACAAGATCAGTGGAGCATTATTTGGTGTAGCAGTAGGGGATGCGCTTGGTGCACCGTTAGAGTTTATGAGTGCAAGCGAAATTGCACGCAGGTACGGAACCGTGAAAGAGATGATCGGCGGCGGCTGGCTGAACGTAAAGCCCGGAGAGGTTACAGATGACACGCAGATGACAATCGCGGCGGCCCTGGCAGTGGCAATGCACCCGGAGCAGCCGGAGCCGTGGGCGGGCAAACACTTTGCAGAGTGGGCAATGGGCGGGCCGAAGGATATAGGCGGCACATGCCGCAGCTCCATTAGCAATGCACTGCAGATGATGCTGGAACAGCCAGAACTGAAAGATTGCAAGGGGCTGGCACCTTATGAGCTGTGGGAGAAAGCCTCCAAGCTGACAGCGGAGCAGAACGGGAACAGAAGCGCAGGAAACGGCGCACTGATGCGCACGGTTTACCCTGGCCTGTACTATCCGGATGAAAACAGGGCCGTGGAAGTTGCTGACAGAATTGGCCGCCTGACACACTGGGATGACCTGAGCGCTGAGGCTTGCATTTTGTACACCAAGATGTTACACTTTTTAATTGAGAACCACGAAGAGCCAACAGTGAAGCTGGTGCAGGGAATGAAAGACATTGTGAGAGGAACGCAGTACAATGGACTTGGAAAAAACAAGAACCTGAATCCGAGCGGTTTTGTGGTAGATAGTTTTAATTGTGCGCTGTATTGCATAAGACGCACCAAGAACTTTGAAAACGCAGTCGTGATGGCAGCCAACCTCGGCGGTGATGCTGATACAATAGCAGCCATTACAGGCGGCCTGGCAGGTGCCCTGTATGGGTATGAAGCAATTCCGTTGCGCTGGCGCACGCTGCTGGATCATGAGACAAAAAGCACGCTGATCAGCCTGACCGGTGATGCAGCAAAGAGCTGGGAGGCGTAGTTATGTATTATGAGAGAACTGGGTATACAATTTTTTACCAGGATTATCGAGGGCAGCCTATGATATGTTGCGGCTCCCCTGGTTATTATGATTATTGTATATTGCTTTCTGATGGTAAATTTATTTTTGGAAATGAGCAAACGCGACAGGGCGGGCATACATTGACACCAGACTGGCACTGTGGAGAGTATTGGGATGAGGTCAAAATTTACCTAAGCCATATAAAGCAATATGCACCCGATTATTACGAGTCGATAGCAGAGCGCATGACGCCTGAACATAAAACATTTTTAGAACAGAGGTGATTTTGTGGCATACGGCAGAAAATTAAAAGGAAACAGCCGGAGGGTACCGATAACGGTACATGCCCCGCTTGACCGCTTGGACCAGATAGATGACTATGTGGCAGAAAGAACCGAGGCAGACGGTAAAGCATACAGCCGCTCCGATTTTTACGAAGAGGCGGCGCAGTTTTATTTGAAACACCTGGGAAAACTTCCGGACGAATAGGGGAGTGTACCAAAAATGTACCGAAATTTTTTCACGGCAAAACCAATTAAGAAAATACAGAAAATAGATACAGAAAATGCAGGAAAAAACACCGCAAAACAGGCCGTGATAAACCGTAGCTATTGAGTTCGAATAATGAGCAAAACCCCGATTTTCCTTGAAAATAAAGGAAAGTTGGGGTTTATTTTTTGCTAAGTGTACCACAAGTGTACCACATTTTAATTTTCCAGTGCTTTTATGGCGTCTTGCCATGCCGCCGGTGCCAGATCGGTGCCCACTTGCTGATCCAGCTGATCGGCCACATTCCCATGCACATCCGGGTACAGATGCCCATATAGCTGCAAGGTGGTTTGTATTTTTTCGTGCCCCATGCGCTCCTTTACCAGCAGAATAGGGTACCCCATTTTTATGAGCAGGCTGGCGTGCGAGTGCCGGAGATCGTGCACGCGGATTTTTTTGACACCGGATGCTTTACAACCGCGCTGCATTTGATAATTAACATAAGATTTTGTAAAAGGAAAAAGCCGCTCGTCCGGAGAGTAGTCCACCAGGCGCGAGGCATAGTCCTGGACGATTTTGCACAGGAAAGCAGGCAGGGTGATATCCCGCTTGCTTTTTGGCGTTTTGGGCTCAAAAATGTATTCTTTCCCTTTGACCACAGCATAATTTTTTGTAATATGCAGCACCTGGGCCCGAAAGTCAAAATCCGATAAGCTGAGCGCCAGCAATTCGCCCTCCCGTATGCCGGTATAGAAAAGGATGTTAAACATGCAGTATGGCGTTGGTTTGTTTATTGCCTTGATGAATGTTTTGTACTCCTCCTCCGTCCAGAACAGCATAGTATCCGCCTGGCCCTTGCCCATGCTGCCGGTGATGGCGGCGGGATTGTTGGCCAGATTGTAATATCTTACTGCATAATTAAGAATGGCAGAAAGCTGGTTGTTTATTGTTTTTAGGTACGTTTTAGAATACCCGTCCCCATTATTTTGATCTGGCTGCATGAGTAGGTTTTGCCAGTTGCGGATCATAATGGGGGTAATTTCATTTATTGGCGTGTCCCCGAATACCGGCAACAATTTTGTGCTTATGAGATAATTTTTATTTTCCCAGGTGGTAGGCTTTAACCTGGTTTTACAATCCTCCATGTAGAGCTCCACCATGGACTTGAATGACATATCGCATGAAAGGCTGGCTTTTGTTAAAAATTCCATTTCCCATGCCTGAGCATCCGACTTTTTAACAAAGCCGGTTTTTTTCTTTTGGACCCGTTTGCCGGTCCAGTCTGTATACCTGAATTTGCTGTACCACTTGCCCGTTTTTGGATCTTTAGCAACCGACATTTGCAGACTCCTCCGGGAGAGTGCGGGCAGCAATTACCGTTTCGAATTCCCTTAAATATTTTATATAGGCACCATAGTAGGTGTAACCGGATGCAGACGCAGGCACGTCCGCTGACTTGATGACCTTGGCAACGGCCAGATCGTGGGCAAGCTGATCCGGAGACACGGGAAAGGTGCCGGTGAGCATTTCTATATTTTGCATAGACATACCCCTTTCTGATTTGATTTAATTTATGCTTTCATAAACGTAGCCATTTTCTGACAATGTAATATAACCGATGGGGCTTGTTATGCCGCCCTCGCTATCCAATTCGCCATATGTTGCAAATGAGTATATACTGCCGGAAAAGTTTATGCCGGTACCATCATCGCAGATAATAGAAAACCAATTATAACCGCTATCCTTTACAACCGTATTGACAAACTGAGTGAAGCCATCGGCTGTAAGTTCCAACAGAGCATCTTTTGGCAAAATGACATAGGCACGCTGGCCCACAATTTCCGCACCGGTACCGCTGTAAACATCCGCCGTGAATACAGTGGCGTTTTTAAGACGGCTATCAGCTGAATCTGGATCCGAGGCAACAGATTCCGTTGAGGTGGCTGATTCGGGAGAATCCGGAGCAGATTCTGAAACAGGCTCCGGCGTTACCAATGTTGGGTTTGCTTCGGTGCCGATTTTTTTGAGACCAATTATAGAATTTTCTGTAAAGCTCCCGTTTTCGTTGAGAAGCAGACACCAGCGAACTAGGTCGTTTTTTTGCATTTCCGTTGCATAGCTTGTACCGTACTGAAAATCCGGCGCAAGGGACGGGGCAATATAGAAATAATATTCTGTATAGCTTGCATCCCCTGTTGCGAACGCTGGACGGCATTCAATATGATCATAGCCATCTGAGGAAGATTTTGAGCTTTTGCAATAGCTTCCCAGGATAACGGAATCAATTAGTACATAAGAACCGTTATATGCTCCGCCCGAAATATCCGCCAGTGTTATAACTGGTATATTTTGGTCTACATAAGACCAGAACTTTTTTTCTGTTGTAAATGTAGGCAGATCCGAACAATAGGCGGATGTGCTTTCTACACTATTTGAATCAGAAGCAGAGCCAGAGCACCCAGCACTGGAAAGAACCAACACCCCAACAAGCAGAAAGGCTGTTATTTTTCGGGGGGGGGTAAACGTGTGTTTGCTTTTCATAAATTTTAGCCTCCTTGCATTTAATTTTTGGTGCGCTTATTTTTTCCAAGGTATGCCTTTTCCCATTCGCTGAGCATTTGAATATACTCCTCCACCAGCTTTTTGTTTTTGGGGGACAGGGCAGCATAGGTGTGTATGGCCTTGACGCCATCCTCCGTTATTTGGCTGGCAAATACGGATGGTGTTTTTGAATCAAAGCCCGGCCGGTCCGTTTTTCCCATTAGATAATCCATGGAAACATTAAAATAATTTGCCATAGCAATTTTTATAGTATCGTTTGGCTCGTTGCGACCTGTTTCGTATTGTGAGACGGTATTTTTTGCCACGCCTAAAACATTGCCAAAATCCTGCTGAGTAAGCCCGGCGGCCTTGCGCAATTCCCGCACGCGTTCTGGAAGAGTAGCCATAGTTTTGACCTCCTTAAAAGTTCTTAAAACATGAACCATAAAAACAATATACCACACCAGAGCTTGAAATGCCATATGTTACCCAAAAATATCTCAAAAAAAGATAATTTATATATTGACAAATCGCGTAACGAGAATTATTATAAGATCACAAGGTTCGTGAAATAAGATGAACCAAGAAAACAATATCTCAAAGCACGATTTATGAAAGGTGGTGATGGTATGACCAAACACGCAGGGGCTGATTTGGAATTACTGAGAGAAATCCGCAGAAGCAGAGGTAAGACGCAGGGCGATGTTGGCCAGGCGCTGGGGTATAAGAGCAAAAGCTCCTATGCCATGATGGAGCTTGGAACATACGCGATCGATGTTGGAGTTGCTAACGGAATTGCCGAGTATCTGGAAATGACAGACAGGGAAGTCCTCGCAGTATTTTTTCCATCCTACGCATGAACAAATAATAGCATTTGGTTAAGGAGGAATAAATGTCGAAGCAGGTAACGAAAGCAGCAGAAAGCAGGTACTGCCAGTCACGAATGAAAGCGGCAAAGTACAACGAAAAGCTCTTGACACGCGCAGGAGCGGTTGAATGTTTACCGGGTGTAACAGAGGACAGCCTGAAAAAGTATGAACTTGGAATCAACCGGCCGCCGAATACGGTTGTGGCATTGATGGCAGACGCATATGCAGAGCCGGAATTGCGCAGCTGGTATTGTGCCAATGAGTGCCCGCTGGGAAAGGACAGGGTAACAGAAATTGACGATATGCCTCCGGAAAGAACGGCGATCCGGATGCGCAGGCAGATAAAAATCGTGCAGGATGCGCTGGAAGAATTTGCCGAGATTATTGAGGATGGCGTTGTGACATACGACGAACTTGAACGGATTCCAGACATTAAACAACAATTTTTGCTGGCACGCCAGAAAGTTGATGAGATGCTGGCCGCGCTGGAAAAAATTGAGAATCGCAAGGGTTATCCAGATTAGAGAAAGAGGTGAAAGATGAAGTACAGAATTTGTGAATACTGTGGCGCAAACCTGGATTATGGTGAGAAATGTGATTGCCAGGAAGAAAAGGTGAAGCGGAAAGCAGAGGGCCGGGAAATGGAAAAGAAAAAGCAGAAAGAGAGGTGTGCGTGATGGCAAAAGCAACAGCGCAGGCCGCAGAACCCGCAAAGTTTATGAGGGTTGGAGAAGTGGCGGAAATGCTGGGAGTTTCCGAAAGCCGGGCCTACAAGATTATGAGGCAGCTGAACAGGGAACTGGAAGCGAAAGGCAAGATCACAACGGCCGGGAGAGTTTCCAGAAAATACCTGATAGAGAGGACAAGCTGATGGAAAATACCATGTGGAAATTCCTGGAAAAGCAAAAGAGTAACCCGGAAGCGCTAGATGGTGCGGTCAATACACTGATCGGTTTTACAAAGGGCAAGAATTTTGCCGGTGAGAAAAACAGGCAGCTGGACAGTATTGAAATGATTAAATTTACCATTATTTGCGAAGCCGCAGCGCTTGTGCTGAGTGATGACTGGCAGGCATTTATGGAATACAGAAAAAATGGAGGACACAAAAGTGGGAGAGAGAACAAATGTGATTAAGCTCAAGTTTTTAAAAGCTGGGCAGCCTGGGGGACGTGAATACACATATTTTACCCCGGAGCAGGTTGAGGTCGGTGATCTGGTTGACATTGCTATTTTGAGCCAGGACAGCAGAAGCCAGGGAATTGTAACAGCGGTAAACGTGCCGTATGCGGAAATTGAGCCATTTAAGGACAGAGCAAAGACAATCGTGGGAAAGGCAGCTGAAAAGCCGCAGGAAGAGCCCACAGGAGAAGCAGAAAAGCAGCTGCTAGATATTTAGGAGGCTGACATGGTAAAGCAAACGATTGTACAGACAAAGGTTGTTGTAACAGAGCATTTAAAACCGAGACCGGCGGCCATTAAGCGGCGCATTAAGCTGGAAAGAAGCATTGCAAATGGAATCAATATTGCTTTTGTGGTGCTGAGCGCAGCGGCGTTGATCAGGGTTGGACTCCTGGTATACGACACACTGAACAGCAGATCCGGAGGCATGGGTGGCGAGATCTTAGTATTTCCCACACTGGTATTGATGTTTTGGTGGGGTTACGAAATTGGCAGGGACAGAGTAATGGACCAGTGGGAGGCATTAGAAGATGGGGGAGAAGATATCGCAAGCGATAGAACAGCAGGCACAGGAAGCCGCAGAGCATAAGCTGCAGCACATTATCAGCCTGTACGGAGACGCAGACGGAGAAAGAAATAAACCGTATTACCTTGCGCAGCTGGTGGAGGAAGCAAAGACCGTTATTATTTGGCACATGTTCGGCGCCGCAGTAATGGAGCTGGACAAAATAAAAGCCCCGGTACCGACCAAAGCAACCGAGGCAGTAGCGACCCATTAGCATAATAAGCGCCTGTGCCTATTGTAGCACAGGAGAAAGGAAAAGTAAATCTATGAAAATTTTGAAAATGAAGCTGGAAAACTTCCAGGGCGTGAAAGAATTTGAGCTTGAACCGGACAGCGAAAGCTGCTCTGTATACGGTGACAATGGAACCGGAAAGTCAACTATTTACAACGCATTTACCTGGCTGATGTATGGAAAACCCAGCACATCAGAGAAGAATTACAGCCCGAAAACAACCGGAAGCCACAACCTGCACCACAGTGTTGAGATGACGGCGGAGCTCGAGGACGGAACCGTGATTGTGCTGAAAAAGGACTTCCATGAGGTTTACAAGACCATTAAGGGCAGCGCCCAGGCGGTTTTATCCGGGCATACAACAGATTATAGCGTGGACGGTGTACCGGTGAATGAAACGCAGTTTAAAAAGACACTGGTGGGCATTTACCATGATGAGGAACTGGCCAAAATGCTGACCATGTATGACTACTTCCTGGACACCATGAAGATTACAGACCGCCGCAAGGTGCTCCTGCAGGTATGCGGTGACGTAGACATGAGCGAAGTGATCGCAAATGACCCTGAGCTGGGAGAGCTGCCGGAGATGCTCCTCAAGCCTGGCAACACGGCTGCAATGTATACCGTGGATGAATACCAGAAGATTGCAGCCCGTGAGAAAACCCTGACCGACAAGGAAATGAAGGACATACCGACCAAGATCAACGAGGCGGAAAAAGCAAAGCCGGACGTGACGGGCATGGATGCTGAAAGCATTGATACCGCAATCCGTGAGATTAAGGAAGCGCAGAGAGAGCTGGAAAGCCAGAGAGCTGCCGGTGAAAACGCAGCGGCGGCAACTATCCGCCAGCAGATCACAGAGCTGGAAAGCCAGAGAGCTGCCGGTGAGGCGAAGCATGTGAGAGCCGAAGCTGACAAAAACAAGGGCGCGTTTGAGCGGATCAATAACCTCCGGTACATGAAATCTGATATTGAAACGGACATTATGCACATGGAGCAGGACCGCCGTGAGCACGAAAACGAAATTTACAAGCTGAACCGCCTCCGTGAGAACCTGCTGAAAGAGTACCAGAAAGCGGACTCCGAAGAGTGGAGCGGCACCGAAATTTGCCCGACCTGTAAACGGCCGCTCCCGCAGGAACAGATTGCAGCGGCAAAAGAGGCTTTCAATATTGCGAAAGCTGAACGCCTGGAAGAGATAAACCAGAGGGGCATGAAAGAGTGCAGCAGCGCAATGATCAAAGCAGAACAGGAAGAAATTGCAAAGCTGGATGCCAAGATTGCAGCACAGAAAGAGAAAAAGGCAGAGGTGGAGCAGAATCTGGCAGCTGCTGAACGCGCCACACTGGCCACAGTGGAATATAGCACCACCGAAGAATACAAGGGCTATACAGAGCAGATCGAAGCGCTGCAGGCCAAGTTGAAAGACATGAAAGCGGCGGCCGCAGAGGCGGACATGGTTTTGATTGGAAAAATCAGAAAGCTGGATGCTGATCTTGAAATGGAGATGAGCAAGAAAACAGCCCTTGAATTTGCAGCCCGCCAGGATGAGAGAATTGCAGAGCTGGAAAACCAGGAAAAAGAACTGGCTGCCAAGTATGAGCAGATACAGAAAGGCATTTACCTGTGCGAGCTTTACACCAGAAAGAAAGCAAGCCTCCTGGATGAAAAGATCAATAACCGCTTTAAAACATTGCGCTTCCGGCTGTTTATTGAACAGCAGAACGGCGGAACCGCAGATGATTGTGAGGCACTGGTGCCTTGCGCAAGCGGAATGGTGCCATTTAAGAGCGCGAACAATGCGGCGCGTATCAATGCGGGCCTGGAAGTGATTGACACGTTGGCGGAATATTACGGCGTGGAGCTGCCGGTATTTATTGACAACGCAGAGTCGGTAACGAGAATCCAGCACACGGCCGCACAGGTGATCCGCCTGGTTGTTTCAGAAGCAGATAAAAAGCTGAGATTTGAGAAAGGAGAAAATTGACATGCAGAGAGTACACCCTGATTTTATTGGACCGGCATACCGGGCCGCAGTGGAGGGAAAGAATGTTTTTCCGGAGCAGATTGCAAAAGGGCTGGAATACTGGACAGGCGTATTGCATGAGGCTATCGGAATCATGGATCCGGTCGAGGCGCCACTGGTTATTGCGGCGCTGAAAGAAATGGCTGACGCATACAGCGAGGTGCTTCCGGGAGCTGGCGGCATGGCCAGTGACATCCAGAAACTTGTTTCGCGGCAGACTTTTGTAATTAAGGTCCGCAAAGAGCATGAATGATGAAGTTTTTACCATACGCGCCCGGAGATGTAAGCGGTGCGGCAGGCTCCTAACAAGCAAGGAGGCTGTGGAAAAAGGGTATGGCTGCCAGTGTGCAGAAAAGGTGCTGGCGGAAGAGAGAGAAGCAGCTCCTCTGCCGGGACAGATGACAATTTATGACCTTATAAAAAATGATATGGAGGATTAAGAAATGGCAAATGAAACAGCTTTAGCAGAACAGAAAGCAGCGTCACTGAGCAACAGCGAAGCCTTTACAAACAAGGTGCTGAAAGAGTTTGGCGGGCAGGTTGCAGGCAGTATCCAGGTGACTGATTACCAGAGACAGCTGATCCAGGGTTATTTTATTGCGATTGACAGATCGCTCAAGATGGCAGAGGAAAAGCGCGTGAGCAAGAACGAGGGAAACAGAGATCATAAGTTTGACAACACGGATCCTATCGGATGGGGTACCGTGGACCTGAACGCACTGGCGCTGGATGTAGTGCACTATGCACGCATGGGGCTGGATATGATGCAGGATAACCATTTGAGTGCGATCCCGTTCAAGGATAACAACCGAAAGGCACAGACCGGCACAAAGATGTATGTGGTCAACCTGATGCTTGGATATAACGGAATCCAGTACATTGCGGAAAAGTACGCGCTGGAAAAGCCAACAGCGGTGACTATCGAGCTGGTTTACAGCACCGACACCTTTAAGCCGCTGAAAAAGAACCGTGATAACCGGGTGGAGTCCTATGAGTTTGAAATCAATAACGCTTTTGACCGCGGCGAAGTGGTCGGCGGTTTTGGCTATATTGAGTATGCGGACCCGCTCAAAAATAAGCTGGTGATCATGACCATCAAGGACATCTTGAAAAGGAAGCCGGAAAAAGCCTCCGGAGAGTTTTGGGGAGGTAAGAAAACGGTATGGCAGAAAGGCGAAAAAACCGAGGTTGACACAGAGGGATGGTTTGAAGAAATGTGCCTGAAAACCGTGAAACGTGAGGTTTACAGTGCAAAGCACATGCCTCGCGACCCCAAAAAGATTGATGACGCATATCAGTATATGCGTATGCAGGAAATGCGCATGGCGGAAATGGAAGCGCAGGAAGTGATTGACGCAAATGCTGGCCAGACAGTTATTGATATGCCGGAGAACGGCGCAGGAGCCCCGCAGAGCCCCGTACAGCCCGCTTTTTTGACAGATGATAGTGGACAGCAGGCGCTGGATTTGGGACAGCAAAAACCGCAGGAGGCGCAGCCACAGCCGGTACCTGCAGGCACCCGTAAAGGGCCGACATTTTGATCATTAAGCCAATAGCGTCCGGCAGCAGCGGAAATGCCTACTATGTTTCAGACGGGCACAGCAAGCTGCTGTTGGATGCAGGCATACCGCTTGCACAGATTCAAAGGGGGTGCGGCTACACTGTTACAAGCCTGAGTGGCTGCCTTGTGACACACGCACACGGGGATCATGTTAAGGGGGCAAAAGACCTGGCAAAGATGGGCGTTGACGTATACGCCAGCCAGGGAACGATTGACAAGGCGGAGCTGGCAGGGCACAGGATCCATCCGGTAAAAGCACTGGAACCAGTGAAAATCGGCACATATGAGGTACTTCCGTTTGACGTTGAGCACGATGCTCCGGAGCCGTTGGGCTTCCTGATGCGGAGCACGGAAACGCAGGAAAAGCTGCTGTATTTTACTGATACCTATTATGTGAAATACCGGTTTGTGGGGCTGACACATATCATGATGGAAGCCAACTATGATCCTGAAACAATGGAACAGAATGTCCGCTCCGGCAGAATCGATGTAAAGAGGGCAAAGCGAACCATCGGCTCGCACATGAGCATTGATACTGTAATGCAGACGTTGAGCACGTTTGATTTGAGCAGACTGCAGCAGGTTTATTTACTGCATTTGAGCAATGACAACAGCCTGGCCGATGACTTTAAGCGCAGAGTACAGGCTCTGACAGGCAGAGAGGTGTATTTGTGCTGATGATGGGAGGCTGATAGGATGGCACGATCAAGAAACATAAAGCCGGGATTTTTTGATAATGAAGTCCTGGGGGAACTGCCAGCGCTGACCAGGCTCCTGTTCATAGGGCTGTGGTGCCTGGCAGACAGGGAGGGGCGGCTGCATGATCGTCCCAAAAGGATAAAAAAGGAGCTGCTGGGGTATGACGATGTAACCGCAGATGACGTGGACACGATGCTCCAGCAGCTGGATGATAACGGATTTATCACACGTTACAGAGTAGAAAATGAGCAATACATACAAGTTATAAATTTTTTGAAACACCAGAATCCGCACTGCAAAGAGCAGGCCAGTGTAATACCGCCTCCGGGTGGTAATGTGGCAGGAAACCAGACGGACGAAACCAGCAGAGAGATGGGCCTAGGCGTTGTGGCAGACCACGTAAAAGGGCGCACGGAAAGCACCAGTATGGACAGCGAAAGCAGCCATA